CCACGGCCGGCACGCCCATAAACGAATGGACGCCAGGCGAGGATATCACCGTCACTTACACGCTCGACGCCACGGCCGCGGCTGTGACTGTCGATCAAGCCAATGCGAAATACATCGATGGAACGGTGATCACGACTGCCGATCTGGTGGTCACCTGCGCAGTGCCTTCCATCGTCCCGGCCATGACCGACACTCTGACAATCGACGGGGTGGCCAAGACCATCAAGAAGATCGTGCAGCTGCCATCAGCTGGGGTGCCCGTGGCCTTCAAGATATTCGTGCAGGGCTGACATGGCGAAACCATCCAATCGCAGCCGCATAGAGCAGCTGACCAAGGAATGGGAGCCGGTCGTAAAGGCGTCCTTCTTGGATGCTGTGCGAGACATCACAAAGCGCGCCGAGCTGGGGCAGATCGTCGCCCGCCTTGAGCGTGGTGACATTGCAGGCGCTATCGAAGCCGTCCATCTCGACCCTGCCACGTTTCGCACGCTGGAGGACGCGATTTCCGCAGCCTTCAAAGCAGGCGGTAATTCGCAGATCACCTCGTTGCCGAAGCTGAAGAACCCCGCAGGCGGCGAATTTGTCGTACGGTTCGACGCTCGCAACCTGCGAGCTGAACAATGGTTGCGGGAGCATAGCTCCACTCTGATCACGCGCATCGGCAACGATCAGCAAGAGTCCATCCGCCGCATCCTGACCGAAGGGATGATTGCGGGGAGGAACCCCCGCGAGACAGCACTTGAGATGATCGGGCGCGTCAACCGCGTCACTGGTCGCCGTGAGGGCGGCATCATCGGCCTTAGCAGCCCCCAGGCGGAATATGTTAGAACAGCTCGTGAGGAACTTTCGGGCGGCATACAGACCGAGTTGTCGAACTACCTTTCGCGCAAGCGCAGAGACCGTAGATTTGATAGCTACGTGAATAGAGCCCTCAAGGAGGGGACGCCGATCCCGCAGGACATCATCAACAAGATGGTGGGGCGCTACTCAGACCGTTTGCTTGAACTCAGGGCCGAGACCATCGCTCGCACAGAAACGATGGCTGCGCTCAACGAGTCCAGCCTGCATGCTATGAACCAAGCCGTAGAGAGCGGGGCGGTGAACGCCGACACAGTCACTAAGACTTGGCACACGGCTCGCGACCCTCGCGTGCGCGACAGCCACGCCGCCCAAGACCGGGAGGCGGTCGGCCTAAATGCGACATTCTCCAACGGTCTGGCCTATCCCGGTGATCCCAATGGTAGCCCGATGGAAACGGCGAACTGCCGGTGCTGGCAGGAGGTTCGTATCGACTTCACCGCTGGCCTGATCGAGGAAGAATTGGCTCTGGCAGGGCTGGCCTGATGGCACAGAAGTCATTCTCGGCAGCCGTTAGCGAATGGGTTGCTGTCTCAGAGCGCCGCATGGAAGTGGTGTTTAAGGAGTCCGCGCAGGACGTCATCTCGGAAATGCAGGAGGTCGGCCCCTCTGTCGCCAACCCCGATAGTTCTGGGACCGGCAATATGCCAGTCGATACCGGCTTCCTGCGCGCTTCGCTTCAGGCATCTATCAATACCCCAGCATCGGGGATGGAGTTCCGGGAGCCGCTATCGAAGGATGCAAAGTACGACCCGAGCCCGGTTGCCTTGGTGATAGCAGGCGCAAAGCTCGGCGATGCAATCTATGCCACCTATGCGGCTGCCTACGCTCCGCAAATGGAGGCGAAATATGGTTTTGTCAGGTTGTCGGCCCAGAACTGGCAGACCATCGTCAATAAGCGGGCGGCAATCGTAAAGCGCCGCGTTACCGCTGCTCTGGCTGCGGCTCAGGCTCGTCAGTAGCTTCTTGGCTGAGTAGTGCCAGCTTGAATGCCAGCAGCACCTGCCTTGCACCGCGCAGCGCATTATCGGCCAGCGGCGTCGTGCCGGAAGCATCGCCAAGCGCATCGAGCGCCACGCCCAGGCGGGCTTCGGCTTGCTGCTCAGTGATGGGTTTATCGTCGGCCATACGGGAGTTCTAGCGCATGCCGTCGATTGAAACCAGCATCTGGCTCGCACTCAAGGCCCGTGTATCCACGCTGGTGCTGAGCCCCGCGCTGCAGGTCGCGTACCCCAAGGAGGCCTTCACGCCGCCTCAGTCGGGCAACCCGGTAAAGCTCCAGCCGTATCTCGAAATCCGGCATCTGCCCAATGCCAACCAGCGGGCTTTCATCGGCCACGACGAGCCGCACATATGGCGCGGCATCCTGCAGGTCACGCTGAAATACCCGGTGGCAACTGCAAGCACACAGATCGGCATAGCCGAGGCCACGCAGCAGGAAATCGCCGGCCAGATCGCGGCGCACTTCCCGGCCGGGCTACAGATGCCTCATAGCATCCTCACCGCTCACGTGGAGAAGGCGCCTGATGTGGCGCAGTCCTTCCGCGACGGTGCCGACCCTTACTGGCAGACGCCAGTTTCCATTCGCTACTGGTGCGAAGCCTAAACCAGCCTCAACCTCTCAGGAGACTACTATGAGCCAGTCCTTCCCGGTCGCAGGCCGGAAAATCTATATGCATGCCGATGTGCTTGTGCCGCCCACCGATGGGCTGTTCGACGCCGCCGACTTCCCCGCTCTGACGGACGAGGACTGGGGCGCCATCGGCAAGTGGAAAACGATGGGCACGCTCGGCGGCGAGCAGGCCACCATCACGAGCACCTATATCAACGAAGAATATGACGACGTGCAGATGGGGACCAAGAACCCAGGCGTCATGTCCAACACCTTCGGCGTGGTCCCTGCCGATCCCGGCCAGATCGCGCTTTACGCAGCAGCTGGCGATCGCCGTCTGCGGGCGTTCCTGGTGGAATTCCCAGACGCGCCTGTCGGCGTGGCGGCCCATGGCACAATTCGCTTGTTTGCGGCCTATGTGAAGGAGCCCGTCGAGCAGGGCGGGGAGGCCAATACTCCCGGCGACATGAGTGTCGAATTCGTCAAGTTCAAGAACACCGTGCGCGTGCCGGCCGCAGCTACTGGCGGGCCCGTTGCGGCTGGATCGGGGACTTAAGTCGCATGGACATTTCCAACCTCAAGCGTTCCATTGCCGTTGTCGAGTCCGGGGACTGGGTCGACGGCATCCCGCAGATGGGTGAACTGCGACTTCGCGTGAAAGGGCTTAACAGCGCCCAGTACAAAGCGATCTTCTCCCGCAAGCAGCGCGCCGTTCCCAAGGATCAGCGAGAGCGCGACGGATCGGTCAAGGACGATGTGCTGCACGTCATCCGTGGCGAGGCACTGCACGAAGCCATCCTGCTTGATTGGGACGGCCTCACTAGCGCGGGCGCTCCTGTGCCGTTCGATTCCGACCAAGCCCTGATCTGGCTTACCGATCCCGAGTTTGAAGATTTCCAGTTCGCCGTGCTGTACGCTGCTGGCGTGGTCGGCAAGGACCGCGAAGTCACCGGGTCCGCACTCGCAAAAAACTCCAAAGCGCCGTCCGCTGGCAAATAGCGTACGGCGCCGCCTATGCGGAGGCCGCCGAGGCGGGGGAGGACATTCCCCCGGACATGTGGCCTCCCGATATGCTCCCTGGCGCTGACGAGTATCTATCAGCGTTCTGGGAGCTATCCACAGACCGTCAGATCGGTATGCAGGCCGGGCCAATACCGTTTTCAGCAATCGATCGATGGGCAGAGCGAGCTGGCATCCGCGATGCTGAGGAATACGCCAGCCTCACCGAGTGCATTAGGGCGATGGATGCCGAATGGATGGGGCAGGGCACAGCGCCCGAACCAAGGGCACCAAAGACGAGCCCTCGGTTGATGTCCCCGGAACTATTCGATGCACTGTTCTAGCGGAGGGCGGTTTCCGTCTCAGGGATCGGATAAAGGCCGCTGGCGAGAATGGCACGATAGCCCGGGCGTCCGGTCAACTCAGCCTCACTGGCCAAGGGAACGTCGAGCGCCCATTCGCCGTCACTCATGCGATACTTGCATTCGTAATGCACTGAATGGGGACGGGCTCCGGGAACGCCCCATTCTGCATCGATAGCGGCACCCTGGCCGGCCACCGAGGCAGATAGCCGCCGATAGACATTTTTCTCGATCTCGTACTCGGGCTGCATCAAGAGTTCGCAAACGGTGACGGCCGGGTCATCGAACTGTTGCGCGCTCGCCCAGGCGGTCGCTACCAAAACCAAAAGAAAAGCCAACAAAGCCCGCATCGTCACCTCCACCAGAGGCGGCGAAAACTATGTCATGCCACAAGGAAACGCAAATGACCGATATTGCCAGCCTTGGGCTAGAAATCCGTTCTGACGGCGTAGTCGTGGCGACAGACCGTCTGGGCAAGTTCCGCCACGAAGCCGGGCTGGCTGAATCGGCCGCTGGCAGCCTGAAGCGGCTTGCAACGATGGGCCTTGCGGCTGTTGCCGCCGGCTTTGCTGCATTTGGAATCGGCATCCACGGCGCGGTGAAGCGCATGGAGGAAATGCGTAAGCTGACGGCCCAGGTCGATCAAGCGCTCAAGAATAGCGGAAACAGCGCGCGCACGTCCGCCGGTGAAATAGAGGCGTGGGCGGATAAGCTCGAAGCTCGCACGGGCCGCGCTGCCGAA